CCAGCAAGTAGACCATCAAGTGGATTAGAAGCATATGGCGGACCAGCACGCAGACCAGCAAGTGGATTAGAAGCATATGGCGGACCAGCACGCAGACCAGCAAGTGGATTAGAAGCATATGGCGGACCAGCACGCAGACCAGCAAGTGGATTAGAAGCATATGGCGGACCAGCACGCGGACCATCCCGTGGGTCAGAAACATATGATCGGCCATCACTTGACCTAGGACAATATATGGCCGATCATGAAAGAAGTTCTCATCTTCATTATTTCAACCGTGACGGTAGCAGGAGACCTATAGACACAGAAACAGGTTACCCAATAGACCAATCTGGTTACTTAATACATCCGTCAACTGGTAATAGGACAGGTATTCATGTAGATCTAAGAACAGGTGTTCGGTCAAAACACAACGGTGGTAAAAGTATACGTAAACGTAAAAAAGGTACACGACGTGTATAATTTTTTTTAAACAATATCCTATAAATAGGGTATTGTTTTGGAACACAGGGTTTTTTGAAAATTAACGACGCGATTTACGTCTTGATTTATTTTGTTTATTTTGCATGCGGGTTCGTTTTCTTCCACCAGGCCCAGCAGCATATCCAGGTTGAAATCTAGCAAGTTGTGCGTCTGTTTGTCTCCTACTTTCAGGTAATGCATTTATATTTTGATTAACTATTTTGACCAATGCATTTATGATAACATTTTGAGGAAATTCAGGTAGTCTTGTAGGTTCATAATTATTTTCTCCATTAATTGCAAGAGTAATTTCTCTAATAGCCTCTGTTATACTTGCACGAGAAGTAACTCCTTGATTACCATTGAAATTCTCATAAGCTACATAATCAGCACCACTATTTAACATTTGTATAAGTGCTAATTGAATTGTATTTAGTCGTTGAGCCTTTGATACAAATGCCATAATATACAATATATTATTTTTTTGCATAAATACAAGAAATAATGATACACAATGTTCCTAAAAATTGTTTCAAATTGACGGTTTCTTTGAACCAAATGTATCCATAAAGATAAGACATGATGATACCTACATTAGATAATAACGCATAAGCAAATACGTCCAAATTAGACATGGAATAAAAACGAAGTAAATATCCACCCAATCCTAAGATACTATTGATTGCCATGGATAACGTTAATTCGCTTTTGATTTCAACGGACGGTTTTAAATATGCCGTAAATAAAACAGCTCCTAAAAAATAAGATAAAAACACATGGTTCCAATTATTTTTAGTCGGTAATCGTTTGATGATAAAATAAATGATGGCTTCCGTTAACGCAGCTAAACTAATCATCAATACGCCTTCATACGGATAGGCATCCAGTTGACTTGTCGTAGACAAAAGCCAAATCCCCAAACATGTGATTCCTACTAAATAAGGAACTGTATATCCAGACATGAGTAAAATGAGAACTGGATACATGTAAAAAATGGTGTAGGACACGCCACTGTTCAATAAAAGAAACCCTTTGTACGAAGTATAAATATGTAAAACGGTAACACAAGATAATAAGATTCCTATGGGTGAAATGAGTTTTTTAAACACATAGGAATAATCAATGAATAAAAAAGAAATCAGAACATAAGAACAAAACCGACTCCACATTTGAAGCGGTAATGAAACGGGAATGAATTTTACAAATACTGGATATAAACTCAATAAGGATTCGGCAACCACTTTACTTAAAATGCCATACATAATAATAAAGTTATAATATTTTGGTTTATTTTAAATAATCTTTTTTTATATAAATGATATAATATGGATCAACCAACTCAAATTATAAATCAACCAAGTCAAAGTACAGGAATTCCATGGTTTGTAAAAGCGATCATTATTTTAGTTGTATTAATTTTCATTTATATGAAAGCACAACCTTACATTTATCACGTTCTTGATTTAGTTGAAACGATACGAAGTTTTTTTAATTTGATCATTAAATTTTCATCCAAAACGGCAACCAATGCTGTGGATGAAACGTCCATTGGAACTAAACTTGTTGTGAATAAAATAGCAAAGCCTGTACCTAAGGCGGATTATAGCAGAAATAAATCCGGATTTTGTTATGTAGGAGAATATAAAGGGATTCGCAGTTGTGTCAAGATAGACAATAAGACACCATGTGAATCTAAAATATATTCCACCGAACAACAATGTGTAAATCCGGAATTACGATAATTTACGTGACTTTGTAAAAAAAAATTTAGTTTTTTTTATATATTTTCATACATTTTTATATTTTTCATATAAACTCTGGGGGATAAGTGTTGTTTTAATGGCATCAATTTTACGATAACATTTAGTAATCGTCACTGCACTCGTATCACTGATGGCCTGAATACTTTTTTGTGAAATGTCCAAATGAAATTCTTGTGAGATGACATAAACAATTCCCGCAGCAATGGATTGAGGTGTATTTTCAGGAATTAAATTATTTTTTTCAATTTGAATTGCCATGAATTTAGCTAATTTAGTAAACTGTTCGTTCATCAATAAATGACTGCAATAACGATCAATGAATGAAAGTGGGTTTGTATTAGAATACGTAGTTCTACATTCTACAGGTAAATCTTTCTCAATTTCATTTAAGATGGTCATGGCGTTTTTACACCCTTTGGTTGAACTTGTTGTGTCCAATTGAAATATTTTAGCAATTTCTTTTGGCGTTCTTGGAAATTTTTCAATGCGACAGGCAATGTAAATAGAGGCAGCAATGATTCCGTCACGATTCAATCCACGAAACGATTGTTTTTCTGAAATACGTGTATAAAAATCAAATGCCTTACGTACAATCATCATGGGAATATAAGCATTGACCGCCATTCGTTCAATGTACATGAAATCATCGTACCGTGTTTTTTCCTTGTAGGGCATGGACCAATCTGCAAACCTTGCTATTTTACGCATTTCTGGACTTGTTTTACCGCTACAAAGTACTTTACATCCAATGGAAGATTCTTCCAGTAATTTATTAATAGGTGGACCACACCGAATTGGATTGGAGGTAAATGCATCTCCATCATAAAAACTCCATTCAGGAGTATTATCAATGGTATGTTCAATGATAATACTGCATGATTTATTAGAACATATTAAAAATCCATCTTCCGATAATTTATATGAACTTTTACAATATAAACAAGCATCATGTTTGACCGGTTTAATGTCAGGTTGTTCTTTTAATAAACTCCATAATGAATCCATCTTTAGTTATATTAGGTATAAACATCTTCAATTTTATGTGTTTATACACTATGGATTTAAATAAAATTTTTGATGCTACTTACTGTAATTTTTTATTAACGGTAGTTTCAGAGTATATCTATGAAACAAAAGACTTTACTTTTTTTGACAAAAAAATGCCACACACCATGCACAGTGCTAAAAAAATAGCAAAATATTATATTAAATGTGTTCAAATTAGAACGGCCATACATGTTGTGACCACCATGCCCTATTTAGAACATTATACAAAATCATTACAATTATTAGATCAATATGGAGACATTCATAACAAAGAGGATTTTGATCGGTCTAGTATCATGAATGAATCGGATACCCTGTTAGAATCCTACATTTCTAGTTTTACTGAATTAGATAAAACCATTAAACAATATAATGTTGAATTTCATAAATTATCTATAGGAATCAATCAACTCTCTTTTAAAGGAATTAATAAATTATGTATTCGGGTTAAAGAAAAGATTAAGGAATTTCATATCATTCGTGAAAAATTATTTCAACAATGTTTGCATTTATTGGAAGCTTTAGTAGAACAACGTAAATTAGAAAAAATAATCAATAAAATTAAAGAATTAGAAGCTAAACAATTACTTGAAAAATAAAATATAGTATTATGTTATGAACCTAAAATCGTTGTTTAAGTACGGTGGTTCCCGCAAAACTCGCCGAACACGAAAAAGTAGACGGACGCGTAAAGGCGGAAATGGTGGAACAAGGCGTGTTTAAATACCTCTGTTTGTTTTAAAAAAAATAACTTCATAAGGATCAATGGATTCTCCAAAATAAGCATGTTTATAATAAGGATCCCCATTTTTGGAAGTAGGATTAATATTTTTTGTTATCTGGGTATAATCTAAATCCTTATATTTAGATAAAATACTGTTAATGTTGTATCCTTTTTTAATTGCAATTTCAGATAATTTTATTTCTTGTTGTTGAATGACTTCAGTAAAACTCATTTTATTAATTTTTTCTTCATCAAAAAAGTGTAAATGTTTTAATTCGTTAAAATATTTATGATCTATACAAAAAAACATGCTTTGAACATGAGGATTTACTTTTTTTTTATAACCATCATAGATACATATATCTTTAATTGTACATATATTGATGGATGTACCAACTACATGAACATTGGGTTTGAATAATTCAATAAAAGGTTCATACCATTTTTTTTTATTTTTTAAAAAGGGTCCTTTTACAGATGTATTAATAAAAAAATAATAATCATATTTTTTAGTTAATTTATGAACCATATAACTATAAGCTCCAAAATCGTATCCTATATTATCTCTATGATGAATGAATACATTTTTTAATGTAGGCAATTTGATAGAACATGTACCATTAATAATAATATAATAATCAACTTCACTGTATAATCCATATTTTAAAAAAAAGTTAAAATTTTCTTTGTAGGTTTCATCTTTTTCATAATAGGTGTAAATAACGCATAATTTATTCACTTTTTTTAAAGTTTTATTTTTTTTATACTTTTTAGTTGGCATATGATATCCACATAAAAAATGTAGTTTATATTTATTGTATTTACTTACTCTTTACTTCTTTACAACCTTTCGCTTACCCTTCACAGGAACTTCTGGTGTAGAATCGGTTCCTGAAGGAGCTTTGTACTCCTCCTCTGGATCATCGTCCGATTCAACTAGAGTTGAATCAACTGGATCTGGTTCTGGTTCACGAAGTGCAGGTTCATGCTTAGGCAACGTTAGCGTTTCTGCTGGCTTTAGATGACATACACCCTGTTCCAACTTCTGCTTAGCTCGTACAACACGAACTTGAAGTGGCTTGAGTGTAATTCCAAACTTACCGCCTGCCATCCAAATACCGCACTGAAGAAGCGTGTCTACATCGGATCCCTTGGTAACAACCGACTCAATGTCGGTTGAGTTCATTTCAGTAGGGAAGATAAGTTCATGTGACACGTTGTAGATTTCAGTCTTAAATTGACCGTCAAAATACGGAAGCTTTAGACGAAGCGTCGGTTGCTTTGTGTAGTCAGGTTCACCCGTTGCCTTATCCTTGCTGTAGTAAAGGAGCGGGTTAAAGAACGCCTTGATGATTTCAGGCGACTGTTGCTTGCCAAACCAAAGCTTGGACTGTTCATGCGCCTTATCCAGAACAAGATTTTCCAACTTCTTGATGTTCTCAAGGAAATCGGTAATTTCAGGCGTCATGTATTCAGGTGACGGAAACTGAAGCGACATGCTGTAACTTGGCTTACCTGCCTCAAACTCGTTCTTGCTAATGCCCCACGTCATCATGCATGGAGTACTCATCTTAAGCGTCGTGCGTCCCGCTGAATTGTAGACCGGAATGTTTTTGCCACCAGATTTATTGACGGCCGGCTTGCCAATGGACACGCCATCAATGAAGGTAGCATCAGAAGCGTTAAGAAACAGAGCCATCGTAATATACAATCTTGTTGATTTAGGCCAAATCAATTTTTTTTAAAAATAGTGCGATTTTGTCGTACATTTCGCGTTTTTTACCGCATGATATATGTAGACGAGTACACATGTCCTCTAATTCTTTAGATGAATAATGAGAGAATGCATAAAGTGGTTTTTTCATATTTAGATGAAAATAATCATCATAATGATGTACATAATCAGATGTTAAATACACATCATTATGAATAATATATTTGGGCTTTTCATGAACATGATAACAAATACGATCTTTTACTTTCCAATAAGGTTCATTGCCAATTTTTTTTAAACATGCATCTAAGGATGGAGGGGACTTAAAAAATTTAACATTGGCAGATGTCATCTCAAATATGGACATTATTCACGTTTAAAGTAAATATCTTTAAGTCCATTTTTTTGAACTTCATCCACGCTAATGTAAGATTCTTGAACGTTCACATACTGAATGAATTTTTCAATGGTTTGTAATACAGAGGGAGATAATTGTGTTAAATTAATAAAAATACCATTTTGATTTTCATCATAGTCAATTTTATGATCATTGATGAGTATCCTTGCCATTTCAATGTGATAATTAGGATTCATGCACTCAATTTTATCTTTAATAACCTGAAGGTTCATTTACTATTGTATTCTAATTAACGTTTAAATTGAATTTAAATGAATGATCTCTTTTTTATCAATATGGCTGAAAAACGTATCATTCAAAAGGTAAATAGTAAATGTGATGCATGGAAACAACAAATTTTAAATGAAATACATCATAAAACACCCGATGAAATATATCATTATATTCAAAGTTTAGAATTTAAATTAGATCCAACCGATTTGAATAAACGTAAACGAACCAATAATTTAGTTTCTATGGATATGCGTTGTATTGCGTTAGCGGCAAATAAAGAACAGTGTACACGTCGTAAAAAGGATGGTGAATCATGTTGTGGAACTCATTGTAAAGGTGTTCCACATGGATATATCAATGCAGATTCTGTTAAAACGTTTCAAAAGGAAGTCATGCGTGAAGAAATCAATGGCATTTTGCAATACATTGATGCGAATGGAAATGTGTATAAAATGGAGGACGTACTTAAACATTTGGTCAATCCACAAATCATTGCAACATGGACAAAAGAAAATGGAATTTATACCATTCATTCCATCTAACTAACTAAGTTCATAAAAATTTATTTTTTTTGGGAGGAACACTTCCTTGATTTCTCATTCTGCGTATGGCACTAGTAACGTCATTGATATTTGCGGATTTATTGGTTTGCTTTAAATAAGATACTTTTAGAGCCATTCGTTGAGAACAGGATAATACACCTACTTTGGGTTTACAATTTTGTTCTACTTTTTGATTGGATAACTTTCTAAACATGGTCGTGGATGAATCGGGTACATAGGAAATATACATATACCATCCTTATATTTTATTAAAATGAAATTATAACATCCATCAACGTTTAAAAAAAATGGAGTGTTGTGTATGCTTGACTGAACTCAATGAGGTAACTGGAGTTATTTTTTCAAATAATAAACATTGTAATCCAAAACATTTGTTATGCATTCGTTGTTATTTACAAGTAGATAAATGTCCACTATGCAGATTTTCACCCTACAGTACACCTGATCAAGATGGAGAACGATTGTTATTACGGTATCGTAATCAAAAAAATATAAATCAAGATAAAATCATGTACCTTAAAACACAATTAAATTTAATAAATAGTAATATATGACGTATCTTGTAATGGGTCATGGAAGTGAAATGCATGATTTATTTAGAAATGAAAGTATAAAAAAATCAGCTACTTTAACCCCTGAAATTTCTCTATTAAATTTTCTTATTCCATCAGGAACATGTGCAGTTTATAATATTCGTGAAGTTTTACATAATTTATCTAAAAATATAGATTTTTATAGATATGAAATAAAAAATATGTTTCATCCTACTTATACAGATGTAGAAGTATCATGGGATAGTAATTCTAATGTTGGAGGTGTTTATTTTTTATATTCAGATGTAGACCATATTATGCCTGTTTATACATTAGATGATCAACCTGATCAGACAGATTCTTTATCTAATTTAATTATGCATACAATTGATTGGCATAAAACATCTGGTGTTCAACAACAGTTTGGTAATTTTCCTATACGTATTATTTGTTTAACATGTAGAGCTGGAAGACAAGTTCGCGGTGATTTACTTACGTATGATGATAAAATAACAAGAATGAGGCGACCTACTTTTGCAGGAAAACGTAAAACAAAGTATAAACGAAAACGTAAATTACGAATCAAATAGACATACCAATTGTAAAATCATATTTAAAATATCAGCTTCAATAGAAATGGCAGGTGTCCAACTCACTTTGTATTGATGATTTTGAAAGGCAAGTGCTTTGTAAAAATCCGCATTTTCATTGGATTTAAGCGAAATGATACTCCATTCTGTGGGTTGAAATGGATAGGAAGGTGTAAAAATAATTCTAAAACGACAGGTACTTTTTCGGTATAAAAAGGAGGCAATGTATTTGTTGACATCTGAACATAAATCATCAATGTTGCATTGTGGAATGTATTCGTAATCAACTTCAAAACAGAGAACGTCTTGAGCATCGCGTATTAATTTGTATTTTCCAGGAACACTAAAGTATTCTTCTATGGTTTTATTTTTCATATTGTTAGTAAATGAAGCATATAAATTATTGATTCTGCGTTCACGCATTGCCATTTTTTGTTTAGTAAACTATTTTTTATATTTCAATTTTTTATATTTCAATTATATGGAGGATAGAATGAGAACATATGTTCTTATAGGTCAAAAAGTACAATTATTAAATGACATGCGTCAACATTTTGTTGCCCACAATATATCAAATTTAATTACTGATTCTGATCAACCAACAAATGTTGAAACTGATGGTAAAATAAAACATATGTTAGAAGAGCTAAATGAAAAAATTTCAAATGATGTTGAATATGATGAACACAATGAATTTAAAATAGCATATGATAGTTTTAAACAAGAATATGAAAGAATAAAGGCGGAAGAAAATGAATTAAGCCGTGCAACAGATTTACGTGATGATGCTCAAGATAACCCTCAAACTGAACATGCACCACCTACTGTTCCTCCCGCACCTCGTACAGGTGTTAGATGTGATTTAGCTCCAGGTACTCCGGGATGTATTCTTTCAGGAGGAAAACGTAAATCCAAAAAATCTAAAAAATCTAAAAAATCTAAAAAATCCAAAAAGTCTAAAAAACATTAATATTTTTTAAAATAATATTATATGGCAGCATTAGTTCAACCAAGAGTGCGTGTTAATATAGAAAATTTGATACCAGGAAAAAATTATGTAATTGAAGATGATAGAGGAAATTGTGTTTTAGGAGAAAATTTTACACGATTATATTCATATAATCAATTAGGTGATCTAGAAATGGACTTTCAAGGTTTAGAAAGATTAGGAATACCACGTGCCGATATTGTTAAATTTGCCGATGAGTTTATGACTCAATTATCTGGATATGATTATGCACCAGATTCTAAAATAGCACATTTTAATCATGTTACCGCCATAAAAGGTTCTCGTTTACCCATTACAAAATCTAGAGTATTTGGATCTTTATATAAATTTTATGATCCAAATCCAGAAGATACACCATCACACAAATTAATTTTTGATGTTACTGTTCCTACTCGTGATGGTCCTAAAAAGATAGAAGTATCACTTAATATTGCTGATATAACAGGTGATCCTCAAGAATTTATTAGAGGAAATATGGATTTAGTTATGAAACAAGTTGCTGAAAAATTAAAAACTGCCAACGGTGGTAAAAAATATAAATCTAGAAAATATAAATCTAAAAAATATAAATCTAGAAGGGTTTAATCTTTACATAATAAATGAATAATTGTTATGCCCTCTTTATTTTTTAATTCAAGTATATGTTTTACATTTCCTAATAATTTTTTAAACACGCCGTCTAATATAAGTTGACTGCATGTCGTTTGAATCCCATAACTTGTATCAATGATAAAATCATTCATAAGTGCTACATGTAATGGTGTATTACCGTCTTTATTTTGGAGTAAGGATATATTCACACATCTCATAAAATCTATAGTAATGATCTTGCGTATAATTTTTACACATTTATAAGTAACAAGAATATGAAATAAAGTATCACCATCTTCATTTTGATGATTGATGTGTTGTTTTAAAAATGTATTTTCAAATAACATAAGGTTATCCTTTTTTAATTCTTGAATCATAGATTCAAAATCCATACATTATTTTATATTTTAATGGGAGTCCATTTTTTAAACGTTTCATTCCATTTACAATCCATTACTAACTCCTTTACGTTGCATTCAATTTCCGAGTCTTCCGGTCCATAAAATAACGTATTTAACCATAAACTACATTGATATGTATCTACATAGGCAATGGAATGAAACGTATCATGCTGATACAATTCATAAATATCACTTTTAGACGTTGGTCGTACTGTAAATCTAGTATAGGGACTCTGTTCAATGTAATGATACGTCATGCTTTCATGAATAATTTTTACACTGTACATTTTATAAATGGGATTGAACTTTGTAGGTTCAGTTGCCATCAAAGGTAACATGAACAAATGAGATGATCCGTGATTCTTGATATGCGATGTTAAAATACGTACAAATAAATCTCTTTTTTTAAGATAAGAAAGTGTGATTTTCTCATCTTGATAATAATAAATGTCATCTATTAAAAACACAGGTGTTCCTTCATACGTTACAATTGTACCATACAGTAATGTTCCATCCAATCCAGATACATTGATTTTAATTTCTTTTCGTTTTTTTGTATATAAATCAATGATAAAACAAGACCCCTTGGTAAACCATGCATAACATTGTTTACCATAAGGATGTGCTAAATAGATACAATCTTGTAAAGGAGGATATTTATAAACAGTTCTTTCTTTAACCCGATGAATAGGGGGGATGTCATCCATACTATTCTTTACGAGTGTTGTTTAAATTGATTTAAATATTCCACCAATTCATCCTTATTTAAGTCTTTTTTAATTTCATCATATTTTTTTTCATAAGAATGAATCACGTCATCTACACGTGGTATGGTTAAACTTAATTTTAAATAATTGTATAAATGATGAATTAAAATCAAGACAAATAAGGTAATGATGGCTGTATAAAGTATGGTAAACATAGGATAATGTATACTTTTTTTTTACAGTATACACGAAAAGTTTGGTCAGGTTTTCCATCCGTCATTCAACTTTTCTATATAGGAATCAACGTTTATTAATTTTTAAACCCTCAGCCTCCTCGTCTGGTTTTTCTACGATAACTTTTTCGTGCACGAGTTTTTCGGAACGTTTTATTTCTTAACATATTTATATACAACATAAATAAAATAAATCAATAAAAATATTCCTATGATAAAAAATGTCCGATCTTTTCTTTTATATCTAACAAGGTCTGCAACAATCGCAAGAATAAATATAACTTTAATCCAAAATACAATGGTATATTGTCTATATTCACTTACCGAATCAGCAAGCATTTGTTTTGACGTTGCATCTAAATCTTCTATACTTGTCATGTTTTCAAGATTTTTTTCAATGATTTTATATTTTTCAATTTCAGAACCTTCATATTTTATACTTCTTTCTAAATTTATATTTTTTATATTAATTTTGCTTTGCAATTCTTTTATTTTTTTTGTAGTTCCATTCAAGAGAGCTAATTCAGTTGGATATTGATCATTTTTATTAATTTTATAAGTAGGATAATCATCCATGGTTTTATCTAATTGAAGTTTAAATTTTTCATCTAAAAAATTTTGTTTTTCTTTATCGGTCATAGATATATCGTTTAAAAAAAAGGCTTTAATTCTAATGTTTTATCTGTAGATGAATGAACAGGATGTGTCATAGGTACAACAAGTGTACTGGCATCATGTAAATATTTCATGTACCCTTTTACTTCTCCCAATACACGTGGAATACAATAAGTCAATACACGTTGGTTCAAGTTTCTAATTTGATCTGTAATGTGAGTAGATCTATTCTCAGAATATTCTAAAAAAATACCTCGCATGATTAGTTTTAATTCATTATCCGATTGTTCTGAAATAATGTATTTTCCATTAGATTCCTTATATACACCAGCACGTATTCCATTTTGTAAAATTTGTTGATTTTGTACAGAAAAAAATGCTTGGGATAAAGGGGTATTCTCCCAATTTCCTCTCATAGCATCTTTATAGGTAGATGTATGGCTTTGAGGAACATCATATAAGGTAAGGTGATTGGGTGCATTTAATATATCAATTCGTCCATTTGCTTTCATATACCATAGATACATAAAATTTTAATATTATTTCTAAATATGGAATTAGGAAATTTTCAAAATAAAGCGATTGGCATTGCCTTTTTTGTGTTATTGTTAGTTGTCATTGTGATTTCTATTATTTTAATCAAAACAAAAAACAACGGAGATTCTATCATTGTCAATGAATGCCCTGATTATTGGGTTACAAGTAATTATGCTGTTCCCCAGGGAGCATGTAAAACAAGCGAATTTGGATGTTGTTCAGACCATATCACTGCAAAGACTGATTCAACAGGAAGCAATTGTGACATCAAATGTTACAATGTACATAAATTAGGAACTCCTTCATCCACGTGTGCATCTGTTCCTACAGAAATGGATTTTAGTACAGATGATTATACGGGAACAACGGGTACTTGCAACAAAAGAACATGGGCTAAAAATTGTGGAATTACGTGGGATGGAATTACGGATGTAAGCATGTCGTGTTAAAATCTCCTTACAATATATGTCAAAATACATAAAAATTAAAGTAGAATTATTTTTTTTGTTAGTTTTATTGTTAATTATAATCGTATATATAACCCAAGTAAAACCGGTAAAATCAAATCCAGTAGAATTCATGGAGGTTAATATTGAAACGCGTAGTTTATCCCAATCCTATTCTCAAATAGGAATTTTAACATGTAAAACAGAAATTATTTTACCTTTGATGGGACGACAAATCATGTTAAACAAATGGCAATATTATGCCATTTCCAATACAGCAACTATCAATACAAGGCTTCCTATGACCTTTAATGGAAAAAAATGTTCAAGTGAATATGGTTGTGACCAATTGATGAATGATGATGTAGTTAAGGTAGATGGATATCATGATCTATTTCGTGTCACGTTATACGAAAATGAAAAACTTCAATATATACCTAATTACATTTAATTTGAATAAAAATAAAATTATATATATAATGTTAGTTTTAGTTTATGGAGGAAATGGATGGATTGGTTCCCAATTTATCAAACTATTAGACAATATAAACTATGTAGTAGGAAAAAGTAGAATTGATCATGATGATTTACTAGAAGAAATTAAACAAGTAAATCCTACCCACATTGTATCTTTTATTGGCAGAACCCATGGTAAAATAGGAGATAAAGTATATTCTACCATTGATTATTTAGAAGAAGATGGTAAATTAGTAGACAACATTCGCGATAATCTATATTCGCCGTTAATCCTTGCTGATCTATGTCGTACTTATAAGATTCATTATACCTATTTAGGCACTGGATGTATATTTAAATATGATGAAGAACATCCATTTGGAAAAGAAGTAAACGGTTTTACAGAATCGTCCCTTCCCAATTTTTATGGATCTTCTTATTCTATTGTAAAAGGATTTACAGATCGTATCATGAAATTGTATCCCCATGTATTAAATTTACGAATCAGAATGCCAATTACGGATGAAAAAAATCCACGAAATTTTATTACCAAAATAACACAGTATGAAAAAATATGTTCCATACCTAATTCTATGACGGTTTTACCAGAATTATTACCACTTGTGATTGACATGATGAAAAAACAAGTAACCGGAACATTCAATTTTACCAATCCCGGATTGATCAGTCATAATGAAATGTTAGACATGTACAAGGAACTTGTTGACCCTTCTTTTACATGGACTAATTTTTCACAAGATGAACAACGTTCCATATTAGCATCTGACCGATCCAACAATTATTTAGACACTACACCATTGGAGACCATGTATCCCCATATTTTAAACATCAAAGAATCCGTTCGTAACATATTAATTCAATACAAACAAAATTTACCTACCAAACCCAATTTATTAATTACAGGAGGGTGCGGATTTATTGGAAGTAATTTCATCAACAATTATTTTTTCAAAGATAAAATAAATAAATTAATTAACATAGATGCCATGTATTATTGTGCCGATGAAAATAATATTGACGAACCCATAAGAAATCATCCCCATTACATTTTTAAAAAGGGGAATTTATGTGATTATGGATTGATTAAAAAAATATTAAAAGAACATGAAATCACCCACGTGATACATTTTGCAGCACAATCTCATGTTCAAAATTCATTTGATGATTCTATCCAATTTACGTATGATAATATATTAGGAACCCATACATTATTAGAAGCGTGTAAAACCTATGGAAAAATACAAAAATTTATCCATGTATCTACCGATGAAGTATATGGAGAGTCCATGAATACCATTGAAGAAAATCATAAAACAGAACATTCCATATTATGTCCCACGAATCCTTATGCAGCAACAAAAGCTGGTGCAGAATTATTAGCACAATCATACAATCATTCGTTTAAATTACCCATCATCATCACACGAGGTAATAATGTGTATGGACCCAATCAATATCCAGAAAAATTAATTCCGCGATTTATAAAATTATTGAAGGAAAATAAAAAAGTTACCATTCAAGGAGATGGAAGTAATGTTCGTGCCTTTTTACATGCAAATGATACGGCCAGTGCATTTGAAACCATTTTAGATAAAGGATTAATTGGAGAAATTTATAACATTGGATGTGATGATGGAATGGAATATTCCGTCATTGACATTGCAAAAATATTAATCAAGATGATAAAACATACGGATGATTATGATGAATGGATAGATTATGTGGAAGATCGTCCTTTCAACGATAAACGATATTATATTAGTAATCATAAACTAAAAGAGTTAGGTTGGACCATCAAAGAAAACTTTATGGAAAGTGTACACGCCTTATGTAATAAATAAAAAAGTAAAAAAAATATCTAATATAAATCCAGCAATAGAAAATAAAAACAGTATCATTTCTAATTCTGTTTTTTGTTCAATTCTATGAAAATAAAAAATTAATAATGCAAAAAATGGAATTGCTAAAATATCACCATAATGACTTAGATGTTTCATATATGTATTTGTTATTTAAAAAGTTGCATTCAAATCATATCCTTCACGTTTATCTTTATTCATACCATCAATTAACACTAATGCCATCAATAAAAAGAATAAAATAAAAGGCAACAATACAATCACCCAACTAATAGAAGGATTAATTTTACACAATATATTTAAAAACCATGTCCAGAAAAGAATATAAAGAGCTTGTAATAAAAGTACCATTACAGGGTTAGAATGACGGCATGAATACATCCCTAAGGTAATCCGTTTTCCGTTTCCTATATTTTGTAAAATAATAAAAATGTAAGAAACAATAGAAATTAATAAATAAAATTTGGCAGGAGGACAAAGTTTATCATAAAGTTTCATACATAGAATGAATATTTTTATATTTTTTTCGTTTATGTGTTTTTACAATAACTATCCATCTAAATTTAGCGCAGTAAAATTTTACGTGATTTGATTTTTATATTTTTTTGTTTTACGCATTCCACCCAATGTGTTTAAATCTATTCAATACCTTGATCTACACAAAATTGTTGTGCTTCCTCTATTTCAGTAAATAATCCAAGATGATATTGATTTTTTAAATATCTTATCATATCCCTACGAATTACATTTCCTGTAGAATCAGATTCATCTCTTTCTACTTCTATTAAAACATCAATAATGTTTTATCTTCTACGCGTTTTGTAAATAAAGTGCGTCATAATTGGCATAGTTAGGTTTAATACTTTCTGCAATAGAAAAGAGATTGACAATAATAAACGATTAGCACAACAATTTATTACAGGTATTGTAAAAGCACATGGTCAAAATGTAAATGATCAAGACGATTTAGTTGAATGAACTTACTTGTTAATCGGTTGTGATGTTACTGATGGATTTACAGGAGCTGATTTTCCTAAAAAATCACTTGCACTAGATTGTGCACTATATTGAAGCCCTCGTGCCATGTTCGTCACTAAATCTGGAAATAAAGTAGAACGAGAATCTCCTGCCCAACCACCGATTTTATTAGACGGTTCAGTAAATAATAACGGGTTTTTGTTATACTGATAATAATATCCGCCTTTTCTAGTTCGGCGTCTAGATTTACGTTTTCTTCGTACATACGTGCGCGACATACTATGAATTATATTTTTTTATAAAGTAATATATGGCGACTCGACGATTGAGAAAAAATAAAAGTAGGAGACGCGGAGGTGCAATGAATACTGAAGATAATATAAGAAACTGTCAACGATATTGGGGAGGTAAAGAAGGATTTTGTAAAAAATATACAGGAATTATAAATTTTCCTGGATTAGTTAACAAAATGAAAGGAGATCAACCTCGGTCTAAAAAAGATAATCAAATACTTGTAAATTATTTTAGAGACAGAGATGCTCAGCAATAATTATTTTTCAGTTTCATTGACATAATTATGAACTAATGTTTCTGGATTATTATTTTCAACATGTCCAGCTAATTGTGCATTTACATAAATTTCACGAAGTAAATCATCGGGTGCAGATGACCCGACTTTGTATAATTTACGTGTTCGTAAATAATTACGAATGGTAATCATATTCGCCTTTTCCATTTTTTTCTTATCCTTTTCTAATTTATTATAACTATCTTGATCTTTAATCAAGACATTTACAATATCCTTTGTTTTTCCAAACGAAGTATATTGTTTGATGGTTTTTGTAGTATGTTGAGCTTGACGAAACGTTGGTTTTGTGCCATTTTTTAAACATCCATACTGTGTATCTGGTTTGATTTCAACTTCTACTTTAGGTTCTGGTAAGTTATCGGTCATTACTTCTAAATCCTTAAGTACATCCGTGGATGTTTCCTTTAAGGATTCTAAAATAGCTCGTTTAATATTTTTTCCATTTTTTAACGTTTTTTTAGTACCTTTGACTTCAAATAAATTAGGGTTAATTTTTATTTCTTTGGACATATTAAATCATGATACTAAAGTAATTAAAAAACATACGTATTAAAGTGATTTAACGCACATGGAATAAAGTAGTAAATACATATAATACATAACTAAAGGAGATATAGCTACACTTACTAATTTCCACGTTGGTTTTTTAGTAAAAGCAAAAAATAAAAGAATTAAAAAAGAAGCGAATGAAAGAATGGATAAAAGTAAAAAGAAGATACAGTTTTCTTTGGAAAGTTGGTCAAATAGCATAACATATCTAAATATTTTTTTTTCATATAACTTCACGACATAACGGACAATGAGTTGATTTTATTTTTGAATAACAACGTAAACACAATGGATGAAAACAATGTGTTTTAGATAAAGTTAATTCAAAACATACACAACAATCCACATAATCCATTTCTATGTTAGGATGATGAAACATGGGCATTTCTTTTTTATCTGGATAAAAGGGTGGAGTTATTTTAGCGGGATTGATAAATTTTCCTAAAAAGTTATCAAATTTCATCTCTTTTAATCCATCTATCATTTTGCAAAACTCTTCATAGGAATATCCGCTATCGGTATAACAAGTTCCATTCATAAGAGATGCTTCAAAATAAAATCCATCTTCATGTGTATACATACGCACGTTGACAAGCATGTCATCTATTTTTCGTATGGGTAAAAATACTTCGGTTTTTAGTTTTAATTCTGCATACAATTCTTCCATGTTTTACATACTCATGTACATGAATAAAATCAATTTTTAGGTTCTATGGAATGTAAAAGACGAAGTTGACTTTTGGCTTTTTTAAGTGTGGTGTTATAAGCATAAACCTTGCCTGTTTTTTTATTATAAACACGCCATCTTCGCGCCGACATTTTTTTCATGGCATACGGCATATTTATTCAAAAGATATTAAATAGCGATAAAAAAATATGACTTGATTTATAATTTAATAGATAAATCATATTGAGGTAACGGTTCTTCTTTCATTTTCATTCTTCCAATTGGACGAGATATCATGGTCATTCCTTGTCCAATCCATACACATCCTATCGCTAAATGATAATGATGTTTAGTAAATAAAATAGCAGACCCTGTAACTACATGTCCCATGTACCATAATAGATCAGCTACTAAAACATAGTTCATATACTATATAAATAAACAAGTATTTATTATTTTTTACGACGTGTATGTATCATTTTTCTCGGATCTAAAAATTTCTTTAAATCTGCATCGGAGACATACTTTAATTTTTGATTGGCTTCTTGTAAGGTAATACCGTGGTCATATGCATAATGAACTAACGTTGTTGCTTTATCATACCCAATATGTTTGTTCAATGCAGTTGCCAAGGTTAACGAAGAATCTAATTTTTGTTGTACAATGTCACGATTTACTTTTAATCCATGAATACAAAATTTAGTTAAATTTGTACACACATCGGTCATTAATCGCATGCTTTGTGTGATGTTCAATAACATCAATGGATTGTAAGCATTCAATTCAAATTGACCACCCGTATTTGCTATGGTGATGGCTAAATTATTAGCAATGACTTGAACCGATGCCATAATCGCCGCTTCACATTGTGTAGGGTTTACTTTTCCAGGCATTATAGAAGATCCCGGTTCATTTTGAGGCAACTTTAATTCATAAAATCCGGCTTTAGGACCAGACCCCATTAAACGTATATCATTTGCTATTTTAGATATGTTAGTTGCTAATACTTTCAATGCATTACTTACTTCTAGTAACGCATTATGACTAGACATTTCACTGAATTTATTAGGAGCAGATATAAATTTAATTTTAGTTTTTGATTCTAAATAGCTACATACCGTAGGTCCAAATTCAGGAACCGAATTCAATCCAGTTCCAACAGCTGTTCCTCCCACTGCCAATTGATGAAGATGCGACAATGATTTTTCTAGTTGTGACATGGAATCTTGAATGATTCCAACATATCCTGAAAATTCTTGTCCAAATGTAATGGGAACGGCATCTTGTAAATGGGTTCTTCCAATTTTAATGATGGAATGAAATTCTTTACTTTTCACTTTTAACGCATCATGTAAATATTGAATGGCAGGTAATGTATGTTGTTGAATATAGACGGAAACAAATACATGTATGACGGAGATAAAACTATCATTGGAGGATTGAGACATGTTGACATGGTTGTTGGGATGAATCGGTGTTTTTGTTCCTAATTTACCTGTTAATTTCTTATTACATATATTGGCAATCACTTCATTCACATTCATGTTGGTTTGTGTGCCACTTCCTGTTTGCCATATATGTAAAGGAAATTCATCATTGTATTTTCCTTGTAGGATATCATCACATGCAGAAACAATAGACGTCATCATGGATTTATTTAATAATCCTAAATGATGATTTGCTTTTGCAGTACAGGCTTTAAATAACGCATACATATAAATAAATTCGCGTGGCATCAATTCAGTACCAATGGAAAAATGTTCAAGGGATCGTTGAGTATTTGACCCCCAATAATGGTTGATGGGTATAGAAATATCTCCAAATACATCTTTTTCAATTCTTGTTTTTAACGTTTTCATACATTAAATAAATATTTTTTAATGGTATGGAAATAGAAGAAATCATCATTAATTTAAAATTGCTTGAACAAGTTGAAAAAGGTCAAAAACTAATTACACGAGATGCTTATTTAAACATTGAACCTACTACATTCATTCCAGAATGTATTAGGAGATGGAAAAGACAAGACAATAGAAATGAAACCATCAAAACGATCAATCGTATCATCAATGATGCTCTTTCATTATTAACCAAAGAACCACGAATTAAAATGTATCTTCGTAAATCAAAACAGGGTATTATGAATTTAAAAGATACTTATTCCATGTGTCATCAAACTTGTGCCCGATTGGATATGATTTTAGATAAAATTAAGGTCGTTGATTCTGTGGAATTGCCGGTAGACGGGGGATATATAGGTTAGGTTGGTCAAAAAACTTGACGTTAGGAAGTGATTTTTGTGTAAGACTAGGGGTAGGTGTTGGAAATAAATAATTGTTTGCTCCAATGCCGTACAAATAGGTTTCAATATCTACAGCATTGGTAGAGAGTAATTCAGAAGGCATTTTTTGAACATTGATTCCATAACAAGGATATGCCGGTTGTTGAACTGAAGAAGCGGACACTTGCCAATCCGCTTGTTTTTCTTGAAAAGATTTTGCTATAAAAAATTCTGCCCTCATGTTTTTATTTCGCGTATTCATACTATAATATTATATATTAATATCTAACTTAAAAACAAGTTAGATATTAAATGTCTCTATTAGGTAGAACAATGATGACCTTAGATCAAATCGTATCTATGAACGAGTCGCAAACCAAACACCTTTCGTGGAATAAATTGGATAAATCGTTAAAGCTTAAACGAATGATGGATTTTGCGGATGAATATAGTAAGAATGAAAAACTAGATTTATTACAAACGGAACAATTAAAATCCATGTTGCGTGATAAATTAGATAAAAAGTGTTTACATCGTACAAGAGACGTAAATTATAATGCAGAAGAAGAAAAGATTATGTCTATTCCGTCGTTAATTCATAACAATCAAAGATATACATTACGTACAGATGCCATTTCTCCTTTACAATCCTTAGCACCTAAAAACAAAACAAAAAAGAATATTTAAAAAATGATTTATAGGTATTAAACTAGATATAAATATGATGGTTAGTATATGGGAAGAGTTTGAAGAAGAACTTACATTTTACCAGTTGAGTTTTACCATTACGATAGTTGCTGGATTAATGACGATTTATTTATGTACTTGAATCTTATCGCCTAGTTTGACGCTTTTTTTTCATTGATTTTTTGTACATAGGTTTACGTTTTTTAGACTTTGATTTTTTAGATTTACCTCCTTCTGAGGAGGAGCGAGATAACCAATCCATAGATCTTTCAAACTCTTGATCTATTGTAGGTTTAGAATCTCTTTCTGGAGATACGGACGGAGATTTTGACCGAGATTCGTCACCTAAATCCAATCTGTCACTACGGTCATCATGATGTAAAAATCTTAATGCTTTTCTAGCGTCACGATCAATAGGACCAGAGCTCTCACGGCGTCCAGGTGATGCTTCAGCGCGTGATGCTTGAGCACTTAATGCTTCAGCGCGAGCTGGTGCATATAATGCACGATATTCATCTATACGCTGTTGTACTCTAGGTAAATATGCTTTATGATCAGGATGATCAGGATGTAATGGATCTTCAGGAACTATTTCTCCATTTATAAAGTGTTCATGAAAATAATTACCAGGATGTGCTGGAGATCTAACATCTGGTTGTTCACGATCTAAAAAATTCATTGCACCGCGAAATTTTTCATCTATTGTAGGAGATGAAGATCTAGGAGATGCCGATGGAGATCTTGGTGATTCACCTTGTAAAAAACCCAACCTATCATCACTATCACTACGATTTAAAAATTCTAAAGCTTCTCTACTCATACATTACATTTATATTTTAAATATAAAATTAAGGTTGAAACTTCCTTAATTTTATTTACTACTACACATATGGAAGAAATCATTATTTTTATTATCGCCAACTTTGTCGCAATTTTTTTGTTACTGTTATTATAGGATTAATTACTGTTTATTTTTGTATTTAAACACAATCCCATATAAAAAAAAATATGGAAGAAATCATTTGTTTAATTCTTGCCGAAGTTTCAATGATTGTGATATTTATTTATATAACGTTTTAGATTTTCGTTTAGATTTTTTCATTTTAGATTTTTTCATTTTAGTTTTTTTGCCTCCATCAAACCTATCAAATTTTCCTGTAACCGGATTATACTTCCCTTGTGCTGCTGTACGCAACGGTCGTCTATCAAAAAAACTACGTTTATCTTCTTCCGATAAGTATTGTGATGGTAATTCAGTTATACTAGCATATCTTGCTGGATCAGATCTTCTATCTTGAGCTTGAGATCTTGCGCGTCTTTCTCTATCAAATGCTCCAAGGGGGGCGGCAATAGATGGATCTACTGGTCTTTGTTCTAAATTCGTTGCTTGATACCCTCTTTCAATTTCATCACGATCTGCCAAATATCTAGCATTAGATTTTTGTTTATATATTTCCTCAAGTATAGGCAAATATCTTTTTCTAGTTTCAGGATGAAGACCGTCCATCATTCTTAAAATACGTTGGTTTTCAACCAATAATCCATTTTCATCTGCTTGACTTATTTGTAATTCTTCTATCGCTTTCAAAACTTGTTGACTTAATTCTACATTTCTGCGTACTTCTTCGGCTGACATAATAATACAATATATTTTAAATTGATTCAATAACTTTTATAATTATAATAAAATGGAAGTTGAAACTGCCTTAATTTTAATGGGGGATTATTTAGATTTAAATTACGATGAACTTCATCATGAATCATTTACGGATGACATGATTCGTGATGTTCGTGAAATGATGGAAGTACAATTGGATGATCCATGCGAAGAATCCATTGCTAAAGCGTTATTTTTATTTAAAGGACGCACCTGTTATTCTTATCCGAAACTTGAGAACGTACCCGCCTTGTTGGAAAAGTTACGCAATAAACCCCAACCTAAACAGAAAACTCCTGAATGGTACGAATATAGGCATAAGTTGATTACAGCAAGTTCAGCGTATAAAGCCATTGGAAGTGAGGCCAAAGTAAGAGAATTGATCAAAGGTAAATCAAAACCGTTTGAAATGTATGAAAGTACATCCGCGGAAGGACCCATGCACTGGGGTGTTAAATACGAACCTGTTTCTATTCAATACTACCAATACGAATACCATACCAAAGTAGAAGAATTTGGATGCATTACCCACGATACACTTACCTTTTTAGGAGCATCCCCGGATGGAATCAATGTGGACGAAACATCGCCTTTATATGGAAGAATGCTTGAGATTAAAAATCCGTTTACACGTGAAATTAATGGAACTCCAAAATTAGAATATTGGGTTCAATGTCAAGTTCAAATGGAAGTATGTGATTTGAACGCATGTGATTTTGTAGAAACTAAATTTGTAGAGTATGAAACGGAAGAAGCATTTCGTGAAGACGGAACCTTTTTGCGAACCCAGGATGGTAAATACAAAGGAATCATTTTACAATTCTTTACAGATAAAGTGATGTATGAATATGCACCGTTTCAAAGTTCCGAAGAAGAGTATAAAGTATGGGAAGAAACGTGCATGTCCGATCCAACGCGATCCTGGATAAAAACCATTTATTGGAAATTGGATTTAACATCACGCGTGATCATTCCACGACAAAAACGATGGTTTAATCACATCGCTCCCAAATTGGTAGAAGTGATGAATAAAATTTAATTGTCAAAATTATAAATATTTTGACCGCCATGCTTTGTTTCATACCACGCCGAAGGAGTTATATATACAACGTTCCAATAATAATTTCCATTATAAGGAAAAAGTTCACATACCATTCTAAATTCAAATTGTGCATAGGAAAGAGTAATTTTTTTATAGCTTACATGATCTGCAGTATACGATAATGAATTAAGAATACCTGTCGATCCATCCACAATTTGTAATTGAAGATTTTGATCACTAGGAGACATATTTCTAAAGGTATAATTACATCCGACATAAGTGGCACTTGGAACAGGTAAAAACCATACCGCACCAGTATCATTACCTGTATAAACAAACGTTGCTCCTAAAACATGGGTTGAAGGATCAATGGTATAACTGGTACTTGTAGTAGTTTTATAATATCCAGCAAAAACATCAGAAATAGCAGGAGAACATAAGGGTGAAGCAATAAAATTATTTCCATTGAGGGCTTGAATACCACCACTCATGACTTGAGGACCCGTCCATGTATAGCCTGTAGAAGATGTAGGGATATTTGATATCATAGTATCAACATATTGTTTATTTGTTAATTCTGCATTGGCATTCGGAAGAATATTACATGTTGGAACTTCATTTGAAAACACACATGAACTGTTAATATTTGTTGTTCCAGAAATATTAGTAGTGGTTGATTCTAAATTTGTAGTTGTTCCAGAAATATTAGTAGTGGTTGATTCTAAATTTGTAGTTGTTCCTGAAATATTAGTAGTGGTTGATTCTAAATTTGTAGTTGTTCCTGAAATATTAGTAGTGGTTGATTCTAAATTTGTAGTCGTTCCTGAAATATTAGTAGTGATTGATTCTAAATTTGTAGTCGTTCCTGAAATATTAGTAGTGATTGATTCTAAATTTGTAGTCGTTCCTGAAATATTAGTAGTGATTGATTCTAAATTTGTAGTCGTTCCTGAAATATTAGTAGTGATTGATTCTAACTTTGTAGTTGTTCCAGAAATATTTGTTGTGGTTGATTCTAAATTTGTAGTTGTTCCAGAAATATTTGTTGTGGTTGATTCTAAATTTATAGTTGTTCCATCAATGATTGTAGTTTTATAAATTTCAGTCCCGGTAGTTCCAGTGGTTCCAGTTATTCCAGTGGTTCCAGTTAATCCAAGTTGATAGATACGACATGTTCCATTTGCTGAACCAATATCTGTTTGAGGTGAACCAACAACAACAATGGTTCCATCTCCAGATAAAGATAATGAAGTTCCTGATTTATCATAATTATTTCCATTAATTGGGGTTCCAATTTCTATCCAATCTAGTACTCCCCCCGTTATACCAAGTTGATAAACAATACTTTTTCCATTATTGTTGTTTCCAAACATTGGTGCACCAATAGCAAGTCTGTTTCCATACATTGATAAAGATACTGAATATCCTGATTTATCCCCTGTAGCGATTCCATTGATATCGTTTCCTACTTGTATCCATCCAGTTATTCCGCCTATGTTGTCAAGTTGATACACACTACTTTTACCTGTATTATTATTATTACCAACTGCACCAATGGCAACCATAGTTCCATCAGATGATAATGATACGGAAGATCCTAATTTATCACCCGTTTCTCCATTAAAAATTCCGATTTGTATCCATCCAGTTGTTCCAGTTCCACCTGTTAATCCAAGTTGATAAATGTTAGTTTTTCCTGAATCAGTACCATTATCATCATTATAAGGTGAACCAACTGCAAGAATACTTCCATCTCTAGATAAAGATACAGCATATCCTAATTCATCACCCGTTACGCCATTGATATCTTGTCCTATTTGTATCCATCCCGTTGTTCCTCCAGTTAATCCAAGTTGATAAATGCGACATTTTCCTGCTTCATACCCCCCATCGCTATTAACATTTTCCCCAATAGCAACCATGGTTCCATCGTCCGATAAAGATAATGATGATAATTTATTGTTACCATGAATATCTTCTCCTATTTGTATCCATCCTGTAGTTCCACCCGTTATTCCAAGATTATATACACGACATGTTCCTAAACTTACACCATCATTATAAGCTGAATTAACTGCAATCGTTGTTCCATATTCAGATATGGATACGTTAATTCCAAATTGATCACCTGTATATTTTCCATAAATATAATTTCCTAACAGTATCCAACCAGTGGATCCGCCTGTTGATCCAACTTTATAAACACGTGCTTGTCCAGTATCATCATTATTACCACGTGCACCAATAATAACAGTTGTTCCATCTAAAGATAAAGATACAGAAGCCGCTGAATTATCACCAAAATTTGTTCCATCAATGTCTTGTCCTAATTGTATCCATCCAGTTGTTCCTCCAGTTATTTTATATGTTCCAGTAGTTCCTGTTGTTCCAGTTATTCCATTCAGCATTGAAATATTACCCATATAAAAAGACAGACTCTCATCATTTCCAATCCTAACCGTATTACTATCATTTATGTTACCGGTAGTTCCAATATAAATATTATTATTTCCTGATATAAAAGTAAATATTCCAGTTGGACCAGTAGGACCAATTATACCAGTAGGACCAGTAGGACCAATTATGCCAGTAGGACCAATAGGACCAGTTGCCCCTGTTCCGCTTGCCCCAGTAGGACCAGTTGCACCATTTAATCCAGTAGGACCAGTAGCACCATTTAATCCAATAGGACCAGTAGAGCCAGTAGGACCAATGGCACCAGTAGGACCCGTAGGACCAGTAGGACCCGTAGCACCAGTAGGACCATTATCACCAGTAACACCATCTTCTCCATTCAATCCAGGAGGTCCCATAGGCCCCATTTTTCCACAATTATCAGTTACCGTTTTTTTATAAGCCGTAACTGCTTGCAACATAGCACCACTTACATTTCCTGAATTTGGTGTAAGGGTTCCTTTAGGTAATACATATTTAGGAGGACATGTTGACATAGTATAATTTACATTTTTTTATTCTGTTTTATCCAAAACAGCCATCATATTATTCAGATTGACTTTAAATGTTGCTAAATCGTTAAATAATCTAATGGACGTTGAATTTTTGTCAGCAGTATCTGTTCCTAGTTTACCTTGTGACAGGATAAATAACATGCTGTTATCTGCCCATTTTTCTAATTCCAAAATGGATTCTTCATAAGAAGAACGATACGTAGATAAATTTAAAGAATCATTCAATTCAGTGTTCATTTTTTGTATTTTAGTATAAGTGTCTTTGGGTGTACTTCCAGATTTAAATCCTTCCACCTTTTTCAAATTCATCCATACCACACAAAAAATAAGAAAAGCTAATATTCCTATCAATAAAGGATTCATACATAAATCTTATATTTTATTGTTTGCGAGTTGTTGCACCTCCACGAACCCATCCATCTACTGCAACCCCCTCCACTAAATAAGAAGGGTTGGATATTTTTTCTTGAATAGAAGGAATCAATGGATAATTGGTGATCGGTATATAACTCATTTCAGATAACGTATTGACACTTTTTTTATTATTAGAAAAGCTATCTGTTTGTTGTAATTGCGATTCTGCAACAGGATTATAGGTACCTTTTCCTAAATAAGGAACAGTGACAAATGGACGTTGGTACAATGAAATTCGGCATTTAGTATGTGTTTGTAAAGAACCAAGTAATAACTTTGAATTTTCATCAATGTTGCATCCACCAAGCCCACATTGATTTCCTACACCACCTGCCGCACAATAATTCACATTAATTTGACTTGTAGCAAATTCAATGGGTTTTCGCATAGCACACTCATTTACATAATAATTTTCTAACATGTATTTATTTTGAGCAGTATCCTGAAGATCATTTTGTGCTACAATAGACGTATCCGAATTAATTCTGGATGTATTAAAAAAGTTCATATATGTTCGTTATATTTTATTCTATTAAACTGATCCTAATCGTGGATTTTGTCGTGCTAAAGCAGTTGGATTTCCTTCTTTTGCAGAAATCATATCTCCGTATAAAAATTTACTAAATCCTTCTTGATCATTGGGAATGGTTGTACTTGCCGTTGTATAAAAATTTCTCATGGAATATTCTAAATCCATTTCATTCCTCATACCTTTATAAATTCTTGGGTCTAAATTTTTCTTAACACTATCATTAATTTCTTTTTCAGTAGTAGGCGTAAATGATTTTAATGCAGGTTTTCTATTTGGATTTCCATTAATTTCAGGTAACAACACATTCATCAATGGATTTGATTTAGTAGGAGTTGTATAACCCGATTTTTTTTGAACAAAAGGTTCTCTACTAATAAGTGTTCTTTCATATGCAATCAATGCAACCAAGGTAATAAGTCCCATCCATAAAAATTTTAAATCTCGTGTGATAATTAATCCTGCTATAGTTAATAAAGTAATGGTTCGTGTAATGGCATTTAATTTTTCTTGAGTATTCATGGAATCCGTTGGCCAAAAATAAAGTTGATGTTGATTGAACAAAATAGTATAATCGTGAATCCAAAACGTCATGTATTTTATAGTTATTTTTATTTTGTAGGCTTTGTCTCATTGCGTTTTGCTAGTTTAGATCGTAACCGATCTTTTGTTTTTGCTTTTTTAAGATGTTCATTTAAATTTGGTTGATTTCCAAATTGTTTAAACATGTTTTCAAATTGTTTCATTCCTGGCATGTCTTTCATATGTTTAAGCATTTCAGTAGCTTCTTCAATGAGTTCACTTTCTTTAAGTTGTCCGGATTTAATTTTATTCGTAATTTTATCTCCCACATTATTCATCAATGAAAACATTTTGGATGGATCACTCATCATGTTTTTAATGATTTCTTCTTGAGGGTCACTTCCTACAGTTTCCTCTGCAATTTCTTTGGCAAGTGACCCTATTTTTCCATCCATCATACTTTCTAAATGTTTGTGAATGTCCGACGTATCAGGCACATCTTTGGATTCAAAAAAGTCTTTGATTTCTTGAATGGTATCTTTCATTTTATCTTGCATGTTTTCATTTTTAAATAAATCCGTCATGTCACTTCCCATAACGACAAATAGAATAAGTTTTAAATATTTCCATATGATTTTTTTGGTTTTATCCGTAATTTGATCATTCCATAACGTTTTAAAATTTACTTCGGGTAATAAAAAGCAATCTTCCGTAAACATGGATTCATTCTCATTTAAAATGGGCAATAAATGTCCAGGAATTACTTTCATGATATGATCATAGACAACGGTATCTTGTACATCCATAGAAATGTCAACTAACATTTTATTTTGGGTTAATTCAGGAAAGGTTCCAAAAAGGTCCAAAATAAAATCTTTCATGATTTTATAAAAATTTTCAGGAATCATAGTATACATATATACTATTATTTAAATATTTTAAACGTAGTGTTTACTCAATTTACATAAATTTTGAATATATTTAATGGAAACTTTTTTATTATCTTCGCTCATGCCTCGGATGATTTTTCTTAAATCTTGAATGGTAGAATCAATGGTAGAAGAATAATCAGAAACGTCGGAGGCATAATCCTTTTCAAGAAAATAATCAATATCTCCAGATTCTATTTTATCTTCATATTTATCCGTAATTGACTTTTTCCATGTTTTGATAATAAGCCCAGGATTTGTCTTTTTAATGCCTTCTAAATATCGTTTACATTTGATAAACCGAGTATCTTCTGAATAGACAGAAGAAATATCATCAATGCATTCGTCCAATTGCTTCAAAAATGTGCTTAGAACTAATGCATTATTGTTCATAATATAATGTATATTAGTATTATTTTAATATTGTTTATATAATGTAATTTTTATATGTTATAATACTTATGAATTACCAAACCATAAAATATAACGATCCTCTTTTCAAAGAGGTAGATGCAACCTATATCATTCATTTAAAAAGCAATACATCACGGTATGATGAAATACAAAAACAATTAAAATTGTATCATCCTACTAAAATTGTACACATTGTTTTCAATCCAGGGTTCAAGCATAAACCACATGTTCACAATACAAAAGAGGACATTGTAGATGTAAATATGTATATCATCCATGATGCTATCAAATACAATACAATTTTAATATTGGAAGATGATTTTATGTTTAGTCCACACATTCATTCACATACAAAAAATATTGATGCGTTTGTATCTACCCATCATCATTTTATTTATAGACTTGGATGCATACCTTTTGTACAACTACCTTACAATAGGTATACGTATGTGGGTATAGCCATGGGAGCACATGCAGTCTTATTGAGTAAATCCATGCGTCAAATCATTCGTCCAGCCATAGATTGGGATATATTTTTAAATGGACTATATCCCAATTATATCTATTATACGCCTCTTTGTTATCAACTGTTTTCATCTACAGAAAATAAAAAAAAATGGGGAATGGACCATGTATGTTTTTTACACGCATCTAAAGTAATGGTTGGACTGATTCAGTTGATTCAATTGGATCAACAAATTGAACCAGGGTATACCATGATGTATACCCTATCTAAAATAATACCATATATTTTTATTTATGTACTACTCAAATTTATGAATTTAAAAAATTATACTCTTTTTACTTGAGGTGCAATGGCTTGATCGCGTTCATTTTTATAATCTTCAAACGTTTTTCCATTTTTACCAATTTTATCAGGAACATAATCTTCTGCGGGTGTATGAATCGTAAAATCCTGTTCTAAAGGAACAAAATTATGCATTTGTCGTAATCCACCTTGTCCCTTTGTATTTAATTCTTCAGCAGGTTGATCCCAAAAACTATAGGAATCTGACAATTGCGACATTTGAGATAATGAATAACATTCGGGTTCATTATTTCCTTGAGTAGCTACATGATTCACGGAAACTTCTTTGGGTAATAAATAATCATAAATGTCATCCCCAAATAAAACTTGTTGAGAATCCATCATGAATAAAGCAGGCACTTTGGCAACATTGGATGGTAATAACACTTGTTCATTTTCAAGATGAATGATGGTTTGACCCTTTCCATTTTTAGATCGTTTATCAATGCAAATAAAATGCAATTGCTTTTGTAATTTAGTTTTTGAAATTTTTTGTAGTAAACGTTTAGAAGGATCACAAAAATTACTATAATAACAAATCGCTGACATATACCCTAAATAAATATATATTTAAACTTAAAATTGATTAAATAAATTATAGTTAATAATAGTAACCATGAAATTCGTAATTCTTCCGTCCGATAATGGCATTCGCTTCCGTCTTTCTGAAGTGGATAAAAGTGTGGCAAATGCTTTACGTAGAACATTGATTGGAAACATTCCCATTCTTGTCATGAAACCTAAAGATTGTATCATTTCAACCAATACGACACGATTTACGAATGAAATCATTAAATCTAGATTATCCGCCATACCGATTTGTGACATGGACATTAAGCATCAATATCATATTTCCGTGTCTGCTAAAAATATATCTAGAAATACAACGTTTGTAACAACACATGAGTTTGAAGTCAAACATCAAGGTAAACCCGTGGATACAGAAAAACTATTTCCTAAACATTCATATACAAAAAAGTACATTTGTTTTCTACGTTTGAAAGCCAATATGGGGTCCCCTGAAGAAATTCAATTGGAGTGTCCTACGTCCATTGGAACTGCAAATGAATGTGGCATGTACAACAGTGTAGGAACATGTTCCTATGAATATACACAGGATATAGATGCTGTAAGTAGAGCCAAATCATCTGTTACAACAGATAAAGAAGATTGGGCTGTGTTAGATGCAAAACGATTGTATGTGAAAGATTCATTTGATTTTGTTCTTGATACGATTGGTATTCATACCAATAAAGAATTATTATTACTATCCTCCATTGTGTTGCGTGAACAATTTGATTATTGTAAAATGACACTTGATATTACTCCCACATTGAACACAATACCCAATTGTTTTGATGTAAAAATGACCGGTAGTTACAATCATGGGACGCATTTTATTTCCATGAAAGGAGATTATTCTATTGGAAAAATGCTTGAATATTTGTTATTTACCCACGTGGAAAACATCACCTACATTACATTCCTTAAACTCCATCCTCACGATGAATATGGAATACTTCGTATCGCATTTACGGATGCTACACCAGAAACGGTAAAACAACATATCATCAAAGCATGTGATACCTCTATTAGTATGTTAGAGACGTTTTCAGAACTTGTAAAAGGTGCATCAATGTAGATGGATGCAGGCGATTCATGTAGGCTAATGTTTCTTGTAAATTCATAAATTTAGGTTTTAACTTGGTTAAATAAATTTGATGTAAATCAAATAAAAATTCTTTTTTAATGTTTACTGATTTTTTATAAATAAAATACTGTTTGTAATGCCGTAATAAATCTTTTGCACCGGTTGTAATGGTACATTCAATTTGATTTGCTATGGCACGATCTTCTGGAAAATGCGAAAAATATTCAGTCGCCTTTTCTGTATTACGAATCCATAAATAATGCACATGAAAGGGTGAATTACCCTTTACCATTTCTATCGTTTCATGATCTTTATTTCTTATTTTACTTCGGACACCATTACACTTAAACATTAACCCTTTTATATTCATTAATTGAGCAGCATTTTCAGCATCTTCATACGATGAATATACATATTGTTCTGGTTTAACAAACCCATCTACATTGACTTCTATGGCATAACCATGTTGAATTTGATAAGAAGCAACTAAAATTAATTTTGGAACATTTACTTTAGTAACAATGCGATTTTCTGGATGTTGCATGACAAAACTATACACAATAGATGGATCCAAGGAATCCAACTTTAAATTACAATCATAAAACATTTTTGAAAAGGTACGTTCTGAATTAAAAGTACAGGTTGCATGCAATACAGATTTTGTTGCAATTTTCCAAGTCTCGTCATAAAATACATTAATCATGGTTCCTTCTACAAATTGTTCTATGATGCATTGGTCTATAGGAAAACTAGATTTAAACTGTTCCATAGAAATAGATTTAGGTGGAGAAAAACATACCGGATTTTGACTAGAATTATAAATGACAGACCGAAAGTTTGAATAGAGGGGCATATTTTTTTTTACAGGAGGATATTTTACAATGGTATATCCGTCTGATTCCTTTTGAATACAATCATTAGGAAATGTTTGAATATACATTTAATATTATTATATTATAATCTTTATATTATAATAAGAATGACTGAACTTCATTCTAATGATATCATACACATAAAATCATCTAGAAGTGAATTAAATGGTCATGCATTAATACGTTCTATTACAGAAACAGAAATTACTTTGCAAATTCCTCCGAACCATGAATATACATTGCGTATACATGATAGAAAAATAGATGACATTGATGAAATTAGAGTAGTTTATATAAGTGATCAAAAACATTACGGATATGCAGAGCAACGCGGATTTGTAAAAGAAACCTCTATTTGTATTGTATTTGTAGATGACGCTGAAGTATGTGGTGTCATCAAAAACACAGAAGAAGACATGATTGAAGTAGAGACAGATCAAGGAATGTTATACATTGATTTCAAGTATGTTGAATCTTTGCCGGATGGAATAAAAGATATTTACATTGACAATAAAATTGTCATTGAAGATGAAGAAGAGTATATACTATTGCCAGATAATGTAACACGGTATACCTTAGAAAAACAATTGAATGATTTAATGGACAAATTAATGTCCAAAACACAAAAGACATCGTCCCAAATTCAACACGTGAATAAAATTGTTCAACGGTTTAAACAATTAAAACTACTATTTTCAGATGAACATCAATTACCATTATTTCCTAAAAAAGTAAATCCTTATCCTTATGTCAAATGGATTGTTCCTATCATTGAAAATAAACGTATTTTGTATACATCCTCAGATGAAGTAGATGAAATGTTACAACAATACAAAGAAGATCCAACCAAATCATTCCATGAATTATATACAAGTTTATTAAGTGATCTACCCTTTGAGAATGATCGTCAAGGTATGGAAGTAACTCATACAGGTCTTACCTTCATTAAAAAAGATAAAGTTGTACGCTGTAAAAAAGATGATTATGATACAAAAGATGCATCATGGATTCCACAAGTTGTTCTTAAACCGTATAAATATGGATTGGTTGAAAAATTAAAAGTAAATTCGTATGTCGTGTTTCCAGATTTTATTCCTTATACAAGCGGATTCATGCCATCTACTCCTTTACTTGAAAAAATTAAATACAACATGATACCTAAAAGGTTGAATTTTAAATCCTATAAAAAATTATCCTCTTGTACAGTACCGTTATCTAACATATTAGATGAAATACCACCTTTTTATTCCATCCACGAATGCATTCAGTACCTAGAACCTTATTTTATATATCAACAAGATCTTACCGTAAAAGATCTTGACAAAATACTTGTCAAATTAAAACAACATATAAGTTCATATCATTATTCCGTTTCCTTCCCATCCTATCAATCCTCAACGCCAACCTTACATGATGATGCTTTATATAAATTAACACAAATTTCTGCCGGTGAACAATACGTTTCCATGTTATCACAAGATTATGGAAAATTACAAGTAGCTATCATGCGAGATCATATTCAATTAGATTATTCATCTACCATAGATGAATTTGTTGAAAAACCTGAAAGTGTCATTCCACCTGTAGTTAAAATCTATCAATCTATCAAAGATTTAAAATCTGACAAACATCCCGTGTATGATAAAGAAGCGGATACTACCAATTATGATGAAATGGAATCGTATACTACTCCCAAATCCATGATGCAATATCTTATTTTTGAAAAAAAAATGTCCCCCGAACAAGCCAAATTGTACACACCCGGATTTTTAAAACAACAACGCATAGTTGTCAATGGAGAATATGCCAAACTGGGAAATCAATATTATAAACGTATCAATGATGCATGGTCCTTGGATGAATCCTGTTATGGACCTTATCCATGCACAAGCAACGAACCTGAATGCACGGATGATTGTGTGGACATTACCTTTCGTTTAAAAGAAAATTTAAAACACATGATTCATGAATACAAAATAAATACCTATTCTTCTGAAATAAAATTAAAAGAAGATCTATCTAGTTTAAAACAAAAATTAATGAATCAATTAACATTAATCCAACACATCAATCATGAGATTTTATTAAAATATAATCATAAAAAATTAGCTTTATTTTCGTCCAGTTCCATGATTACCATTTCACCCAATCAACCTTTATTTTTATACCTATTACAAAAACCTCACCAGGAAAAATATACTGAATTACTTTCTTTTATCAATTTGCATACACGACTTGCTAATAAAAACGAAGATCCATCGTGGTTTTATTGTATCATGACCAATACTAAATTAGTTCCAATTGAATATAAAAATCTTGCTGATGTGCATAAAAACATAAAAGACTATAATGATTATGTGGATGTATTGATAAAACGTGATGTCATTACGTTAGATGATGAAGTTAATTATGTATTCAAACATAATGGATATCCAATTGGCCCTAAATTATTTTCTGTTACCTTTGATGATCAAGTTAGATCCGATGTATTTGATCCAGAAATTGTATTTTCGTTACCTCGCCCAATTCATCCAGATGCATCTATGATCATTCAAATGTTAAGTGACTTATCTATCATCATTGAAGATTCACAAATACCCAAATACTTTAACTTTATTGCCCAAGACATGGATAAAATAGATCGTGCCAATTACTTATTATTTTGTATTGCATATCTTGTTACCTTAACCCAATTAAATCAAGATGCCGTTCTTGATAAAATTAAAAAACGAATGAAAGCTAAATTAGACGCCAATGAAATTACCGATAAAACCATTAAAGTTGCTTTAAAAATTGTGAATAGCAAACATCTGATACAACAACTCATGCGTACACGGATTAAAAAACAAGGTCATCTTAAAAAACATACCATATGGGATACCTTTTTACCACCTTTGCATGTAAAATATTTAGAAAAAACAGCATTCAATCCAACTTCAGCTTCTATGAATATCTTATTTTTTAATGATGAAGCTGTTTCAAAAAAAGAACCTTTGATTCCTGGAAATCCTAAAATCAATACGTGTGAATTTACGTTCAATAAACAAATTGATGTGCTTAGATCACAATTTACACCCTTTGCCTATAAACCATATCATCCACATGTATTATTTCATTTTATACCCAACCGTATTGATTGTTCTGGAAAACCATCTTATCCTAAGATAGACAATAAACCTAAATCCGTGTTTATTTATTTACAACATACACATAAAACCGTAGAAATACCGTTTACACCAGATTTGACTGTACTAGAAATAAAACAATTTATTCTTTTTTCTGAACATATACCAGTAAAAGATCAAACGTTAATGATGGAAGATAAAGAGGCAAAGCATATCATTCCATGGGCAACTTATACTTTACTTTTTACAGATAAATCGTATAAAACCATGCTTCAAACCTCCATGGATGAAGTAGGTAAACTCGTAAATTTAAAAACTTTTTATAAACCAACTACATCTGTTTCCTATGTGAAATCATTTATTTTATTCATGTTAAAATTAATTCCATCTTTATTATCTCATCCAAACACGACAGATTTAGTATTACCACCAACCGTTCGTTCTCTTATTTCACATAAACATCATGATGATTTATTAGCAATGTCTAAACAAGAAATCATTTATAAAATCATGACTACTTACAAAGAAGGATTGATGTTAGAAAAATTAAAACAATTTGATTCATCCATGATCCTTAAACGTGTCCATGATCCTCATGATAAAGATACCATTTATGAAATGTATTATTATGTATTTGAAATTTTTAAACTTTATTTAAGTGATGAACGTTCCATCCAATTTATAAAATTATTAATAGATACCTTCATTAAAGACCGAGACATTATCTTTTTAGACAATTCTATGATCAAACATAAAACACTTGCTTATAAAGTCATTGAGGCGGATGTTAAAAATGAAAAATTGCATGCTTTACCACCTGATGTTAGATACATGGAAAATGAATTAGAAAATAAAAATTTAAAACGAGAAGCACAACTTGCAAGAAAACAAAATTTTGATAGTGATGCATGGGACATTGCTCGTAGAGTGACAGAAAATATTGTAGATAAAATGAATGAAGCAGATCAAGGTACTGATGGAAATATGGATGAAGATAATTATGGTGACGATTAATTTTTAATGTATTTTTAACATATATGAATTATCTTACGTTTTCTATTGTTATTTTTATGATGGTTTTTTTAATCATTCACTTTTTTAAACCCTCCATTGTTTATAATCCAGATGGTTCATTAAGACAATTTGGTATTGGATATCGTAAAAAAACAGTTGTTCCTCTATGGTTAGTCGTCATTTTACTTGCTATTTTTTCTTATACCTTTTCATTGTATTTTACTCCGTAATGTTATATGTTTGTTCAGGTTCCTTGGTTGTCGTTTCTGCCATGGCAATAGAATGAGACGTTACATAATCATCCACTGATTTTGTACATGGACTGTTCATAATCATGGTATATGAAGTACTAATCACAATACTTGCTGTTAATATGTACCAGATCCATTCTGATACATGTTCTTTTAATTTGATGATATTATAAAAAGCCATAAACTTTTCAGGAATAGATTCTTTAGACTGAAATTCTTTAGAATATTCTGTTACTTTTTCATCAAAATTAAGTGTAGTAAATTGATTGATTAATAAAGACGGATTGTTATAAATTTTATCTAAAGGAGCTGTTTGGTTCAAAATCTCTTGTAAGTATTGAGTTCCACCAAAAATTTTAGCAATAAGATATCCAAATGTATTTGAAAAAGGATATTTCCATTCAGGATAATATTGTAAAACTAACATCATAGTTCCAAAAATAAATAACCAAGGCAATAATGTTGCTGAAAACACCGTTGTGTTACTTGAATTGCATTTTGTTTGCATGATACTCATGTTAATAAAATACATGATGATGATAATGACCATAAGAAAAAAAATGTCCGTATAGGGAGACAAATTTACTTTATATTTAAGATAAAGATAAGCTCCCGATAACCAAAAAAATGAAGATAACGATAAACTCATCATAGTTTAATATATATATATTTTTTGTTTTATTTAACATATGGATCATTTAATAGAACCGGGTCTTAAAGTTCATTTTACGGATATGTTTTCTACTTATAAACATCGTAAAATGGAATATTATACGTATATCATGAATGGAATTTTATTTAGTTTATTTGTAGCAGGTATCTTCGTTGTTTTATATTTTAAAAAAAAGAATAAATTAACACCTGAACAACGAATCAAAAAAAATGAAGCAGATCGTAATTATATCATACACCGAATTAAATCCCTACAACTAAATAAACATGGATTATTGAGTTCGGTAAGTCCATAAATGTTTTACATAATCACCCATCGTAAAAAATAATATATATGTACCTGCCAAAAAACATATTTTTTTATCTACTGCTGTAAACGGAGTTGGTTTTGTAAAATCATTAAATTTATAAACAAGTACAGCACCTACCATCATTTTTACAACATAACTAATGTATACAAATAACACCGGTGGTGATTGAATCCATCCGATGAATAAAGCAATGGTCATGAGCAATGAAATTATATTAAAGGTGTCAATGTATTGTTTCATACTATAGATTTACATTATTAAATAAACCATGCCATATACAATGAATGCAGTGAACGGTATAAGAATCATGATGAATAATTTATAATCATCACCTAAATTTATATTCACTGCATTTGTATTCAATGCATGAATCACAATGTACATTAATAATAAAATAAATGGTATAAACAATAACCAAAATATTTTTGATTCATTGGGGTCATATCCCCATTCTGTATAAACAGATAATGACGTCGGTATTTTGGACAATAATGAAATGATGTAACGTAATGAAAAAATAAAAAACAAAATGGTTAATAATGTTCCCCAAATGATGGGTTGATTCAAAAAATTCCTGTATTCATAGGCAAGTGAAATGACAAATGCCATTAAAATACAATTACAAATAGCAGTCCAATTGGCTAATTGTTGTTCTGCTAATTCTGTATAATATGTTTTTCTATTATTGGTATTGACAGAATCTTTTCTTACTTCTCCAATTAATTCTTTAATTTTTTTAGCCAAAGTAGACGTTACTTCGGATAAATTTTTTAAATAAATTTCTTGAGATTCACAATAACGAATAGACTCATCCATGATGTTCATTTGTTCTTCATGTTTAGCCAGCATGGTTTTTTTCATCGTAACTGCATCTTTTTGGTATTGTATTAATAAATAATCGTCATATCCATCTGGACCATTTTTATAATTATAGTATTTTTTTGTAGCTTGTTCAACAAGATCAGGTGCATTGTTTTCATTGTCTCTGGATTCAATCATGGCATCATATAATGCTTGTAATTTTATATTTCTATGTTCAGTAGGGGTTGTAGTAAGGCTTGCATTTTTTTGAATGGACAAAGATTTTATTTTATCTTGAATGTTTTTATGTTGCTCATATCCATTCGTTCCATCTTTGTAATTATAATAATTTTGTTCTGCTTCCGTTAATTGGTCGGCTGCTTCTTCTTCTTTATTTCTACTGGCAACAAGATCATTGTATAATTTCTTTAATTCATCAGAATTTTTATCCTTTTTATCATTTTTATTTTTCCCCATATGTCATGTATTTATTTTTTATTCTGTTGCTTCTGTATTCACAATACATCCTGATACATCACTCCATACTGTTCCAGGACCACAACACGATCCTTCAGCACATATAAAATCTAAGTCTACACCACTTACATCAATGATGTTGTTTGTATTGGCTGTATTTGCTTCATTTACCGTATATGTCAAGGAGGGTGTATTGAACCAATAAAATTCATCATAATTATTATTCGTTCTTAATGCCATGCTAAATATTCTTCGTATGATAAAAAAACCTCCAACAATACAAATGATAATTCTTAATGGTCGTGATAAAATGCTAAGAGGTGTATAATCAAGCACGATGGTTACTAATAAACAAATGCCTACAATGGTAATCATTTGCATGAGTCTTTTATAGGCATCATATTGTTTACTATAATACGTATTAATTTCAATCATTTTAAGTTGATTTGCTTTTTCATCCTGCATTTGCGACATTCTTTCTTTAGATTTATTCAATTCAACTTCAAGCAATTGAAGTGTTTTTGTTTGTTGTTCTAAAGAAGATTGTGCCATTTTTTCATTCTCAGTTTGGGCATGATACGTTTGTGAAATAAAATTGTATAAATTAACACGGGCGGATGATAAAGAATTAATTTGTGTCGTAATTGCATCAATTTCTTCTTCTGAAAATGTATTTGGATTACCTAAGGCAACATTTTCAGAATTTTGAGTAAGCGTTGTATACAAGTCTTCTTCGGATTGTTGAAGTTGTGCAATTTTATCTAATATATCTTGCATTTCCATATATGATAATATATTTTATTTAAAAAGAAACATAATGATTGCTAAAATAATTAATGCAATTATTCCCCACAGCAACGCCGTCATTTTATTTTTTTTATCTACGACTTCTAAATCGGATTCTTGTTGAGCTAAAGTATACGATGGTTCTAATGATTGAATACTTTTTAATACATTTTGATACTCGTTTGTTTTTTGTTTCATTTCAGTCGTAGTTTGTTGCGTTTGTTTCGTAATATCAGGAATGGTATTCGTATAGTTTTTTACATAGGTTTCACTTTTAGCATACATTTCAGCGTTAGATTCATTATAAGGTGTTAAATCAATGGGTTGAATCACGTTACATTGATTTTCTCCATTGATGTCAAAATCATCTCCTTTGGGATATTGTAAAAAAACAGAGGCATCTATTTCATTGACTGTACCCGAATGACAGGATGAATCATTCAATTGACCTAATGTTTGTTTAAGATAAATATCTTGTTGTGTATTGGTAATGGTATAATCCGATTCAGATGAACCCGATGTAATCATTTGCCATGAATTGGTAGATGGATTATGAACAAATCCACTACAATCATCGGCAATATTACATTGATTTTTTAAACTATCCACGTCACATTCTGGTTTATAGTCCGTGCTGGATAAAAAAGAAAATGTATTGGAATTTTTACTTGTTTTCCACAAACCAACTAACATATGTGAATTTTTTACATAACTAAAATAAGGTGTTTTGGGAGTTATACTTCCATCGTCAGATACATTTGTATTTGATTTCCACAATATGATATTATCTGAATCCAATAAAACTAAATTTCTATCATTTTGAATGACTAATTTAAATGGACTTGTTCCTTTATTTGCCGTGTTAGTGGACCATTGAGGAATATTACCTGAATCCGATGCAACTAAATTTCCATCCGAATGTAATTTAAGTTTTCCTGGTGTATGCGTAACGCCAGAATTCCATACAGATTTTCCTCCTGAAGTTGAATAAATGCATACATTTCCATCTGTTTGATAAATTAACATGTATTTCCCATTTTGACTTACTAATTTTTGTCCAGCAGTCAATGAATTTCCTTGATCCAACGTATTCTTTACATCTTCCACCATGGACATTAATGAAAATGGATTTCCATATTTCAATACATCTCCCAGTTGATAACTTGTACCCATTGGCGGTATAATTTTAAACGTATACGCGGTTTCTCCTCCAGGACCAAATTCAACACGTTTAGTTACTGGATTTACTTTAGCGACTTGACATCCCCACCATCCACAATCTGAGGTATACGAAGAGGCAGAGGACGTAATTGAAATTTCGTCTCCATATTTCACTGCATCATTTTGATTGGTTGAATTTACCGGTGGCCGAATAAAAAAATTAGTGGTGGTAGATCCAAATTCCAAATTAGATTTATTCAACGATGCAAATAATTTATCTTGTTGTATCATCAATTGATCTCCGTATTTTACAGGAGGTATAGGTTTTGTACAATCCGTCATGTTTTTTCCAGTTACGTTAGACACGGAAGAATACGTATTATATTTTCCATTGTACGTAGGAGGCACTGAATGATACACCGCATCTGCATCCACATAACCTATTTTTCCAAGAGTTGACATGGATGTTAAAATAGATGCATTCGGTAATAACCCTGCTTGTTGTCCTGTTGTATTCCAATGATTAAGTGCCTGTTCTTCCGTAGTCAATTGAAGATCCGGATTATTTTGAACATAAAATTGCCAATCAAAATTATTGGATGGCGGTGATGTTTGAACATAACTTGCTTCATTGCCACACGATTGACCCGAAACCATCAAGGATCCAACTGGAAATCCTAAATCATTCCATGATTGTGTCATGGGTACATTTCCAGATGGACAATTATTTTTACCCATGGTCGCATTGTAATCATCTTCCGAGTTATATTTTTTCACCACTCCGGTAGAGGTAACATAAGCTAAGGTTCCATCCGATAATTGAATATTGGATGAAGCATATTTTTTTCCAGAAGTATACTGTTTAATTTGATCTAATACATTCATATTTTTCTTATATATTATTTATTTCCATTGATAGACAATAATAGAAAAAACAGTAATGGTAGAAATGACCCATGGCAATGTATTTGCATAATTCATCGTAGCTACTGTTTCTGTATCTTCTTTTTGGGTAATTTCGGTAATGAGTAAATTCATGTCTTGATCTAATTGATTGGATACGCCTAATAATTCATGTTGTTTCGGTATATTTTGAATTGTTTTTTTAGTTAAATTGGACATTTGGAGTAAATACGTTTTCATATCTGCATTTAATTCGGCTGCCTTTTGACATTTTCTCTTCATTTTTTCTTTTCCTAAACAAGCTGTTTTTACCGAATTCATGATAGATATGTATTCATCCTTTGCGGTATTGAATTTTGATTCTACTGCATATAAATCCACCTCTGACATGTATATTCTAAATATTTAAATCTTATTCTATTAAACGTTGAATATAATCCGAAGCGTATCCTGAAGGACGCATCGGATCCTTTAATTTGGCAAAAATAAATTTAATAAACAGGATGAGTAAGATTATATAAATGAACATACTTTATTCAATATTTGTTTTAATTATAACCTATCACAACTGTACGAATATTCATATAACTTGATCCAGATATTGCCTTAGTAGATGTTCCCCATACTGCAATACCCAATGGTCTATTTGTTGCTGTTGTTATAGGAGTAGGAAGATTATATTCAAGAATAGATGGATTGGTATTTATATCTGAATTAAGGGGTACTGGCATTGTGATAGATGCTAATATATTACCGCTTAAATCTATAATTCCAAATGTTACAGCATTTGATGTAATAAGATTAGCAGCATATATGATGCTAATATAAGTAATTGAAATATCGACTACATTTAATACAGTTGCTAATTCATTATAACTTTGAATAGTTGGGCCGTTAGGTAAATATGGGCAATTACTAGATAAAGCAGCTTTATAATATACAATTCCATTATTTTGAAGAAATGATACGGTTGTAAGATCGCGATATGATTTTCCTGTATAAATAGCTAATCCATTTGGTCCAGTAGGTCCAGTTGCACCTATAGACCCAGTGGGTCCAGTTGCTCCTGTTACACCTGTTGCCCCAGTTGCTCCTATTACACCTGTTGGCCCTGTTGCACCGGTTGCTCCTATTACACCTGTTGCCCCAGTTGCTCCTATTACACCTGTGGGTCCAGTTGCTCCTGTTACACCTGTTGGCCCAGTTGCTCCTGTTACACCGGTTGCCCCAGTTGCTCCTATTACACCTGTGGGTCCAGTTGCTCCTATTACACCTGTTGGCCCAGTTGCTCCTGTTACACCGGTTGCTCCTGTTACACCGGTTGCTCCTGTTACACCGGTTGCTCCTGTTGCACCGGTTGACCCTGTTACTCCTGTGGGTCCAGTTACTCCTGTTGATCCTGTTTCACCGGTTGCTCCTGTTGATCCAGGATCAACAG